CGGCGCCCCGCTCATCTTCCCCCAGATCACCGAGACGATCACGGCGGACCTCAAAAAGTGGGGCGACAACTTCGTCCGCACCTGGGGCAAGGACACCGGGTTCGTCATCCCGCCCGGCGTGGCGTTCCCTGACGTCAAGATCCGGGAGAGCCAGACCGCGAAGGATCGGCTGGAACAGCTCCGGGACTGGCTTGAGTTCTACTTCAACCCGACAACCGTCCTCCGGTCTGGCGCCGGCACTGTGATCGGGGCCTCGGATAGCGGCGCCATGCGGGTCTGGAACAACTTCATCGGTGGCACGCAGGCATGGATAGAAGAACAGTACGAGGCGTTCCTGCAACCGGTCCTGACGGCGAACGGCTACGACGACCTGAACGTCCGCATCCAGCTCAAGCGCCCGGAACTCGACCGGTCCACGGTCATCGTCGAACAACTCCGGGTCGGCATAGAGGGCAGGGCCCTGACCCGCGACGACATCCGGCGCAACCTCTCCGAACTCGACCTCGGCGAACTCACCGACGAGGTCCGGGCGGAACTCGACGCGACCTACGCAGCGGCGCCGGCGCTCTTCGAGAACCTCGCCGGGTTCACGCGTAAAGAGGGGCGGCGGGTCTCCGCGGCAGAACGCAAGATTATCGCCGCGAACGAGGCGAGCCTCCGGGCGATTGAGCGGATACTGGAGAGGGGAGGTGAATGATATGGAAGACAACTGGGAGCACCGGTCCGCGGGGATGCGGTGCAAAACCTGCATGTATTTCGTCCCAAAAGGGCCGCGCAACATCGGGAGATGTCGACGCCGTGCCCCGACGTTAAACGGGTGGCCTGCAGTGTTCGAAACGGACTGGTGCGGGGACCACAAGATCGACGAAACTCGGATCGGGGGTGAATGATGCCCCTCAAAGACCCCCTTCTCGACTGGATTGATGGCGAGAAGATCTTCGTAAAAGAACCCGGATGTTCTCCGGTTCTCGTCACGGTCCGAGTGTGGCCATCCTCGGCGTTCTACGCATTCCGCGACGCGCTCATGTACAGCATCCACAAATACGCCTCACGCCTCGATTGGAGCGTGCTCGACGCGATAGAGTGCTGACATGCCGACCGACGAGCAGCGGAAACTCATCGAAGAGGTCCTCGCGGACCGGCAGGAGGCAATCGCTGCCGCCCTCATCGAGGAGGCCGAGACCCTCGTCCCGGTCGCAGTAGACTCAACCCTCGGCGAACTCCGGCGCCGGACCGCCGACAAGTTCACCCGGCAGATCGTCGCCGGCATCACGGAGGAGCAGGTCGCCGCCTACCGGGCGCAGGTCGCGAAGGGCGGGACCGATATCATCGAGCGCGTGGTCACGGCCCTCGGCGACGGCCGCGTCTCCATCACCACCCGGCGCACGTTCAAGCCGTGGCTCGCTGACATGGCCACGCGTGACCAGAATGAGATCCTCCGCATCATCAGCGACGGGCAACGGGATGGCATGCATCCGCACCAGATCGCCCGCGAGCTCCGGACCTACTTCGAGGGAACCGCCCACAACGCCACCACTGCCGCACGGACGGAGGCGCAGAAACTCCGGACCGACGCCCGGGTTGCGACCTACCTGAAGACCGGGGTCCACTATCTCGAGTACATCGCCGTCGACGACGGCAAGGCCCGGCCCGATCACCTGGCGAGGGACGGCAAGATCTACCCGATCGATAAGGCCCCCTGGCTCGGCGAACCGAACTGCCGGTGCACCCTCATCGACGCCGACTACCGCGTCGAGGAAGAAGGTGCCGGCGTGGAAGAATCTGACAGCATCACCCTAACACCAGAGGAACTCGAAGTATGACTCGCCCACCGACACTCACTGATCGCCAGATCCAGATCATCCGGGAGAACCTCGACCTGTTCCCGGCCGACATCCTGAAACTTCCCGAGTTCGTCGACGCCGATGTCACCCGGCACACAATCCGGAACTACCAGCGCCGCCTCAAGAACGCCGCCGTTATCGACGAAGAAGAGGACCTTCTCGCTCGCCTGAAGAAGCACATAGACCGGCATGGTCTCGAATCACAGTTCCACGGTCCGCGAGGCGTCACCGGGTTCATCCGGCACCTGGAAACCAAGATCCATTTACGCGCGATTGAACGCGACAATTCAGAAAATACCGTCTCATAGGTTTCAAAAGGCCTAAAAAAAGGCCACAATTTTTTATATACCGTATGATTGCCAAGCATATTCTATGTCTTGTGGAGAGAAATCCAACGCTTTTGCCAACCTCCACGACGTCACGCTCCAACGCCTCGACGTGTACCACCGGAACAACGGGGGATACGTGTTCTACGACTCGAAGCACTTCGCGCCGACCGTAGACCACTGGAACACCGTCCCAGTGATTTATGTTGAGACGGAGCCGGGGAAGCCTGCAGAACATCCGCAGTTCAAAGACGTGATTACCCGCACCCTCCCCGCGAAGTTCCGCACGGTCGGCAGCGTATCCGCCGCCCATCTGACGGAGACCGGCGAGAAAGTGCTCAAAGGGGCCATCGTGTTCTCGGACCCGGCGATTGCGGCAAAGGCCAACGCGGGCGAACTCTCGCTCTCGACTGGCCTCGCCTCCCCGGAGGCCCCGGATCCTCGGCTGCCTGGAGCAACCAGGATCGCCGGTCCGGTGACCCCGAACCACATCCTCGTGTTCGATCGCGGAGCGTGCCCGAACTGCTATCCGAACGACAGTGGAGCAATGTTCCACAATCTACAGGAACCAGACATGCCTGACGACGAAACCAAGGGACTGCTCAAGACGATTGCCGACGCGCTCACCCGGCGCGAGCCGGCACCCGTACAGCACGTCAACCTGACCGAGTTCGAGAACCTGAAGAAGGAACTCGAAACAGCGAAAGCACAGACCGCAGAACTCGTGAACCTCAAGCAGGAACTTGAGACCCTCAAGGCCGAGAAGGCAACCGCCGAGAAGGACGCCAAGTGGAACGCCATGAAGGCAAACCTTCCGGAGGGCTGGCTCGGTGCGAAGGAGCCCGAGACTCGGAAGGAGTTTGAGGCTGACCCCGGCGCATTTGCGCTGAAGGTGGTCGCGTTCAAGAACACGCAGCCGCAGGAGCAGAAGGCCGAGGGTGCTGGCGTGGCTGGAGGATCCGGAGACATGGGGAGCACCGAAGAGCAGAAGTTCGCGAACATGGCCGCCGAGGTCGCGAAGGCGACCGGGATCCAGTTTGTGTGAGGTGAGAAAGACATGGCATACGAAGCAGGAGAGTTCTTCCCCGGCGCCCGGGTGCAGAGAGTCAAAGCAAGCGCAGATATTGCAAAGGGCGCCGTTGTCACGATCACCCCGGCCGCAGCATCTACCGCAGCGGCCTGTGCTAAAGACGGTGTCGGGCCGTTCGCGGTCGCGATCGAGGCCGTGGCGAACGGCAAGACCGGCCGCGTCGTCACGAAGGGCGAAGTCGCAGTTGACTGTTCCGGGAACTGTTACACCGGTGCGGTCGTGACGGGCAGCGGGGGGAAAGTCAAGGTATGCGTCACCGACTCGTCCGGCAACTGGGTCAAGCCGCTCGGCCGGATGACCGTCGGCGGCGCAGACACCGCCGTGGGCGTCGTCGACCTCGGAGGGTTCTGATATGGGAAACACAGGAATACTCGGAAAGGTCCAGATCGAAGGCAACTGGACGCAGAAACGCCTGATCCTCCCGGTGATCCAGGCGGCACTCGAACGCACGTCGCTTGCGTCGCCCGCTATCGGGCCGACGATGACCTACGCGAAACTCAAGGGCACGATCCCCCTCCTCGGCCCTGTCCCGGTCCAGTCGCAGCTCGACGAGTTCGAGCACGCGGTCGGCGGTGGCGGTAAACCGTCCGGGTTCGACATCGAGGTGCTCAAGGACCGCGTGGTCCTGTACGTTTCGGATGAGGCGGAGATCGAGAGTGATGTCGGGAACCCCATGAGCCTGCAGCAGCAGGCCGCAGCCGGCGCCCTGGCGGCGAACCTGAACAAACTCATCGCCGAGAGACTCAACACGACCCCGCAGGTCTACGGGACCGGCGGCGATCTCGGGAACTGGACGTCGGTCAAGCCCACGCTCGCCGTCGGCAAGATGGCTGCAGCGATGGGTGTTCATCGGCCGACCGCGCTCGTGATGGGGACGCTCGCGGGTGCGTATTACGTCGATGCGGTCGGGGACAAGGTCGCGATCGCCAACCTCACCGAGTGGCGCGGGGCGGTATCTATCCATCCGACGCTCAACATCCCGGTGTTCATCAGCACCGACGTCGACAAGCTCGACGACACGAGCGGCAACCGTTACGTGTTCGGCGTCTGCAACACGACACCGGGCGTTGTGACCGTGCTCTCGAAAATCAAGGCACGGCAGTATGACGACCCGAAACTCGGCGCTCAGGTCTACCAGTACGACATCTGGCGTTCGCCGTTCTCGAACATCCAACAGACGTCTGGCAAGAACCTCGGCGTGATGCGCGGTCTCATGAAGGAGAGCTAACCCTCTCTGTTTTGGAGGCACTATGGCCTTCGCACCGTGCAACCGCTACGGGGTTGCTGGCATCATCGATGACGAAGGGCGACACATCGTCGGGAGCGACGTGCTCCACGCCGTGCGGCAGGGGCGGGCGTTCCGGTTCGCTCACCGGTTCACTGCCGTCGCCCCTGCAGCTGCAGTCGATATCCTGCTCGATCCGAGCGCGAACGACGCCGCGACCGTGGTCCGGCTCGTCCTGGAGATCGACACCGGCGTCGACTGCTCCGTCGGGATCTACGAAGTGCCGACCGTCATCGCGCCCGGCACGGAACTCATCGCCTACAACCTGAACCGGAACGGCGACCCGTCGATGAACAGTGTGCCCGCTGTCTACCACACGCCGGAGGTCTCGGATGCTGGCACGCTCGCAGCCCCGGTCGCCTACGTGACCGCTG